CCGGCACCGCGTCAGGATCGGTCAGGCCCTCTATTCCCGGCGGCGCCATGAGCGCGTCGAGCTCCTCGGTGCTGAAGCCGGTTAGCGCCACGTCGAAATTGAGATCCTGCAGATCCTTCAACTCCAGGCGCAGCAGCTCCTCGTCCCAGCCCGCGTTGAGCGCCAGCTTGTTGTCGGCGATCACATAGGCCCGCTTCTGCGCCTCGGTCAAATGCGACAGCCGGATTGCCGGAACGTCCTGCATCTTCAGCTTGCGCGCCGCCAGGACGCGGCCGTGGCCTGCGATGATGCCATTCACCTCGTCCAGCAGCACGGGATTCGTGAATCCAAACTCGCGGATGCTGGCGGCGATCTGCGCCACCTGAGCGTCCGAGTGGGTGCGGGAGTTCCGCACGTACGGGATCAGCGCCGCGATGGCGACGCGCTCGATCTGGATCACGGGCCGCCTTTTGTTAAGCCAAGGTTAAGAAGATTGCCCCGCCCCGAGCCATGCGTCAACTGCATATCGCCCTGCGCATTTTGCAATGGTGCGGCGAAACCGGCGGTGTATGTATGCCTCATCGCAACCGGCGCCGAGGCGCCAACCAAGGGAGGCCACGATGGCCAAGATCACGATCCAGACCCGCACGGACGCTCGCAACGCGGTGATGAACAGCGGTCACCGCGACCGATTCGCCACCAGCGTGGATTTCGACGCGGCGGTCAACGCCGTGTGGCGCGCGACGCGCGACGGTTTGATCAGCGTCGAACAGTTCAACGAGATCTGCGACGAGATCGTTGAAGACGCGATCGCCGACGGCATCGACGCCGAAGCCGACCGGAGCCGCGCCTGATGCGCGTCTCCCCCGACATGGACCTCGCCCGGCTTCGCGACCTCATGGTCGAGGCCTCCCTCCTCGACGCCGCCGCCCTGCGCGACGTCCTGATCCGCCGCCGGGTCCGCGACACGGACCGGTTGGCCGCGCCCGAATGGCATCAGGCCCTCGCCGAGGCCTACCGCCGCCTGCCGAAACACCTCCGGCCAGAAACGCTCTAAAACGGCCCTAGGAGCGCCGAAAGCCGGTCGCCCGCTACCCCGCGTAGGGTCAGCGGGCTTCCGGCGTTCCTGGGCCATCCTCGGCGCTTCTGGAGGCATCCGAGGCGAACCGGGACCTGAACTTCGCCATCGCGGCGTCGAATTCGGCCTTCTGGGCGTCGGTCATGGCCGAGTACTTGCCCGAGGGCTTCGACCCCTCGACCGGCAGGGCCACCGCCCGGCGCAGCTGGTGCCGCAGCGCCTTCGCCTGCGCGACCTCGGCCTCGAGGTGTTCGACCAGCTCGGCGTAGCTCGGAAACCACCGAAACTTGCGCGCCGCCGCGTCGAGGCTCGACCGCGTGAACGCGCTGGCCGGGAATTCCAGCATCGCCGCGTACGCCCGGACCTTCGCCAGCCCGTCCGCCTCGCCTGGCCGCGTCGCCGTCAACGTGCCGAGCGCCGTCACAAACCGCTCGGCCAGCGCCTGCGGTGCGGGCTGCAGCGCGGCCTCGGCGGCGACCAGCGCGCGCTCAGCCTCGGTCTTCTGCGTCGAGGAAATCGACAACGGAGCGCCCGGCTGCTCGGTCTGCATCCTCCCGAGCAAGGCGCTCAGCGTGAACGATAAACCCGTTGCGTTCGGTGCGAGATCCCGTGCCATTGCCCTGCTTCCTTTCGGTGCTGCGGCGCACCCAGTTGCGCCAGGTTGCCGACCAGTCGGTCTTCCGCCCGGCCGCGCCGGGCTTGCTGTGCCAGTAATCCATGAACGACGCCGCTTCGCGCTCGACCGCGACGCCGAGGCTGCCGGCGAAGGCGCGATCCTCGTCCGAAGGCGACCAATCGTCGGGCAGGCGGGTTCCTCGGTCGGCGCGCGGCGAAGCGCGCGCTCCTAAGGATCCAGAACTGTCTCTATTGTTTCCGTTGGTAGAGCTTCCCTTACTCTCGTCTCCTCTCCTCTCCTCTCCCTTGGAGTCCGTAACGGACGCCTCGACGGAATCCGTAACGGATTCGCGACGGATCCGTGCGCGCTCCGCAGCGGCGTCCGTGGCGCGCTTGGTGCGCTCCGATTGCCGGGCCTTTTTCTCCCATGCCTCCAAGGCCTTCTCGGCCACGACGCGGTGATACAATCGACCATCGCTGCACCGCACAAAGCCGCGCAGCGCGCCGCCCTCGCGGACCCGCTTCCAGGTCGAAAGATCGCGCCCGTACCCGGTCAGGCGGGCGAGGATCGCGTCGTCGTCGGGCAGGGAGGCGGCGGGGACTTGGTGCCAAGCCGCGCACCACGCCAGGACGGCAGCCCGGAACACCTCGGCGTCCTCGACGCCCGCGAGGTCGCTGTCGCGCAGTCGCACGACGTCGAGCGGCATGTAGTGGAAATTCCGAAGATCGACTTCGGCTGGTACGAGCGGGTCCATCAGCGCCCTTTCGACGTTGATCCGGCCCGTCGCGCGCGATAGGTTCGGCGCGCCATCGTGGCCGGACTGGTTGTGGCAGTCCGTTGCGCCCCGGTCTGTTTCCGCAGGCCGGGGCGCGTCATTTCTAGCCCGGCTATCGCCTGACGTCCAGCAGCGCCCAGACGATGATGCCGATCACGACGAAATCCTGCGATCCGAGAACCATGTCTGCCTCCGTTCGGGTTGAGTGGCGGGAGCGATCCATCCAGCAAACGCACCGGCCAGGGACCGGTTGACGGGTTAGGCCCGCTGGAACGCTTTTAGGTTCCGCGGCCCGCCGGCCACGGCAAGGGAGGGCCTGGCCTGTTCCTAGATCGCGAGGTCGAGCTGGACGCCCAGCCTGTCGGCGTAGAGCGCAACCGCCTGCAGCCGCTCCTGCTCGCGCGCCCGCTTGCGCTCGTCCCGGCGCAGCTGCACGACGCGCACCAGCGCCGCCGGGTCATAGCCCGCGCTCTTGATCTCGACCTTCAGTTCCTTGAGGTCGTCGCGCACCTCGTCGGCGGCGTCGAGCAAGCGCGTCAGGCGCTCGGCGTAGCGGGTCAGGTCGTCATTCGTCATCGGTCATCTCCTCCAGAAGGATCTCGGCGCGGGGATTGTCCCGGTCGAGGTGGTGATACAGGTGCATTTCGCGCACCGCGCGGTCGTTGCGGTAGACGCGGCCCTGCAGCGCGTCGAGGATCAGCGACGGATCGAGGTCCGGTCGCCGCGAGGCGTAGTAGATGTGAGCGGTCATGCGGATCGGCTCCAGTAGCTGCTCCTGCGCCGGCAGTTCCGGCACCTGACGCGCAACCGCCTCGATGTACGCGAGGCCCTTCTCGCTCTTGATCACCCGCAACTTCGACCCAAACCGCACGATGCGGCGCGAGTTGGCCTTGCTGGCAGGCTCGCCCAGGATGACGCCGCGCCATGTCCGCTTCACGGCGACCCCCCTTCCGCGCTGCGGCTCTCGGCCAGCATCGCCCCGCTCGACCCGGTCATCGACCGCTCTTGCAGCGGCGGCGTCCATCGCAGCAGGCGCTGCGGGCGAATGAGGTGCGCCGGGATGTCCTCGTACCTGCGGCCGCGCATCAGCTTCGGCCATAGCTTCTCGGCGCGCGCGACGCAGGCCTCGGGATCGGTCGAGCGCGTCTCGGGATCGGCGATGTCCTCGAAATCCGCGATGGTCGGCGCGATTGGGGCGACGGTGCGACCGAGCGCGAGCGCTTGTCGGCCCGCGTCGGTCAGCCGAACGTGCGCCTTGTTGACCTCGATCAGCCCGCGCCGCCGCAGGCTGTGGACGCCGCTGTGCAGCCGCACCCGATGCGTGATCTGCGCGCTCCACGCGAGCCACGCATCGACCGTCGCCTCGCCGCCAGCCGCGTCGAGGTACTCGACGACGAGCCGGGTGTAGCCGTTCGACACCGCCGCCTTGAACCGCGAGCCGCGATGAACCTTCTTCGCGGGCGTGAACCAGTAGGTCCAGCCGCACTCGGGCTGCTTGCGCGGAGCGTAATCGCTATCGACCAGCTCGCGGCGCTTGAGGTGCGCGAGCGCCATCAGCACCAACCCCCTGTCCATGCTAGCCAGCACTTCGCACAGCCGCTGCGTCGAGGCGCGCCCGCCCTCGGCACGCAGCGCGTTGGACACGCGCTCGATTGCGGTGTCGCGCTTCATCGCCGTGCCTCGCGGCGCGTCGCGGCGACCGGATCGAACGCAAGCCGCTTGGCGCGCGCGATGCGGAAGGCCTCGAGCTGCCGCGCGGCGGGCAACCGCTGGCGGCGCTTCCAGTTGGAGATGGCCTGCGGCGTCGTCGAGAACGCGCGGGCGGTGGCGTAGGTGCCGCCGAGGGCGGCAATGAACTGGGTCAAGGTCATCCGCGACGGCTACTACACGGAAGGTGTAGCGGTCAAGCACACAATTTCGCGGAAAGCGCTTGCAGCCGGTCACCGATGGTGTATGTTTCGCCTTGTCCGGGTGGTGCCGGGCAGCAACCAGGAGGAACAGACAATGCCGATAATGACCTACCGCAACGACGACGAGCGCGGCGAGACTTTCATCCGCAGCGCCGACTTCGTCGAGAGCGCCGACGACGCGCTGCGCGCGATCGAGTGCGCGAAGATCCGCGCCGAGCGCGAGATCATCGCCGCGATCACCCGGTTGCGCGACATCTGCAACCGACAGCTCGACAACGTCGGCGCCGGCAACACCGCGACCGACAAGGCGATCAGCGATCAGTTCGTGGACCTGACCAACCAGGCGGTGGACATGGTCGTCGAGATGGCCTGTCACGCCGAAAGCGCGATCCACGCCGAGATGGAGGGCTGATCATGGCTGCGATCATGGACATCGACAACGCGCAGCGCAGCGTCGAGCGCCTCAACGAGATGCGCCACGCCGCCTACGACAAGATCGAGGCGATCCTGCGCGCGGTCGCGCAGGAGGTCGAGGAGATCAACGCGCAACACTACAACTGCCGCGCCGTCTCCGAGAGCGAGTTGCGCGGCGTCCTTTACGACGCCGAGATCCTCGTCGAGCGGCTCACCGACCCCACGGCGCGCTTCATCCGCGACGACGCGACGCCCGCCGAGCCCTTCGACGGCGACTATCCCGACTGGCTCAGGGGGGACCGCTGATGTCCCCCCTCTGGATCAACGCCCTCATGGGCCTCGTCCTGGCCGCCATCATGGTGCTGGCATGAAGCGCCTTCCCGCCGCCCCCGCGATCCCGCAGACGCCCGGCGTCCTGCGCGCTCGCATCGCCCTGCGGGTCGAGCTGGCCCGCGACCTCAATCCCGAGACGCTCGACTACCTGCTGGCGCACCAGCGCATCGCCGCGCTGGAGCACCAGCTTGCCGCCCTGGAGGGAAAGCGATGAGCGAGACCATGAAGTGCCGCGCCTGCGAAGGCGTTGGCGAGAAGCGCGAATACGTCTGCAACCCGATCCTCGGCGGCGTCGAGCGGCTGTACACGACGGAGAAGTGCGCGGCCTGCAACGGCACGGGCATCGAGGAGGTCGAGTGATGAACGAACGCCGCAAACTGCTGCGCGTCTACCGCAGCATGGTCAAGCGCGCGGCCCACGCCCCGCGCGGTAAGAAGGCGAGCCGCCTCGCCGCCCTGCGCGGCTGGGTCCACCGCCAGATGAAGAGGGAGATCGAAAAGTGATCAACGACGGCATCCACAACGACGTCTCGTTCGAGGCGTACCTGAGCGCCGAGGCCTTCGCGGCCCCGGCGGTCAGCGGCAGCGACCTCGTCGCCTACGAGACCGAATGCCCGGCCCATGCCCACGCCTTCTGGCGCGGCAACCCGGCCCGCTTCCACCGCGAGCCGAGCGCGTCGATGATGCTCGGCACCGCCGCGCACTGCTACATTCTGGAGGGCGCCGAGGCCTTCCATCAGCGCTTCTCGGTCAAGCCCGAGGGGCTCAATCTCTCGACCCGCGAGGGCAAGGCGTGGCGCGAGGCGCAGGGCGATCGGCAGATCGTCTCCTTCGGAGACCACATGCGGATCGTCGGAATGCGCGATGGCCTCATGCGGAACGCCGACGCCCGGCGCTTGCTGGAGGCCGGCGGTCGCGCCGAGGTGACGATGGTCGCGAAGGACGAGGAGACCGGGCTCACGCTGCTGTGCCGGCCAGACCTCTACATCTCGCGCGCCGGGCTGGCGGTGAACCTCAAGACGACCGCGAGCCCCGCGCCAAACTCCTGGCGCAAGACCGCTGCCAATCTCAGGTACGACCTCGGTGACGCGATGTTCCGGCTGGTCGCCTCGACGCTCGGCATCCAGCGCCCGACGCATTGCTTCGCGGTGGTCGGCAACGACGAGCCCCACCTCGGCTACGTCGCGGCCCTGTCCGCCGACGCCGCGAGCGCCGCCGACCAGCAGCTGCGCCAGATCCTGCGCCGCTTCGCGAAAAGCGTTGCGGATGATAGCTGGCCGGGTTACACCACGGGTGTAGTCGAAATCGGCCTCCCGCAGTGGGCCGCCAACGAGATCGCAACCAGCATTCAGAAGGGATACGCGCAATGACCAACGAGATCGCCACCAACGTCGTGAACCTGCCCGCCGCCGTGTCGGACTACGATCCGCTCGCGCCCGCGCACTTCGAGCATTCGCAGCGCGTCGCGAAGATGTTCGCCGCCAGCGAGCTCGTCCCGCCGCACCTGCGCGGCAAGATGGCCGACTGCCTCATCGCCTACGCGATCGCCAAGCGCACGCGCGAGGAGCCTCTGGTCGTCCTGCAGAACATCTACTTCGTCAGCGGGCGCGCGGGCTGGTCGGCCACCTACATGATCGCCAAGGCCAACCGCTCGGGCGTGTTCGCGCGTCGCATCAACTGGCGCGTCGAGGGCGAGGGCAAGAACCTGCGCGTCACCGCCTTCGCCACGCTGGCCGATAGCGGCGAGCCGGTCGAGGCCACCGCGTCGATGGCGATGGCCGAGGCCGAGGGCTGGACGAAGAACCCGAAGTACCGGACGATGCCCGACCAGATGCTGCGTTACCGCAGCGCCACGATGCTTATCCGCCTCTTCGCGCCCGAGGTGATGATGGGCCTGCCGGTCGCGGAGGAGATCGACGTCGTCCAGGCGCGCGGCCCGTCCGGCGCCATCGACATCACCCCGCCCTCCACCCCCCTCGCCGCCGTCAGCGCCGCGATGGACGCCCTCCTCGATGCCACCGAACAAGAGGCCGACGACAACGCGCCGGCCGTGTCGGATGCGGTTCCCCCCTCCCCCGCAGCCTCCTCACCAGAGGCCCCGACCGGCGCAACCCTCACGCCCGAGCTGGTCGAGCGCGCCCGCGCCATCGTCGCGGCGATCCGCAAGGCGGCGAGCGTCAAGGACATCGATCGCGTGATGCTCTCGCAGCGCGGCAACCTCGACGACATCAGCGCCGCGTCGCCTGACGCGCATGAGCGCATCATGGAGGAGAGCCGCCGCCGCGTGGCCGAGGTGGCGGGATGACCGAGGAACAGGAGCGCCGCGTCCAGGCCAGCAGGGATGCGCTGGCTTGGATGGAGGAGGACCGGCGGTGGCAGGGAACGGCGGTCTACTGGCTCGCCTTCGCC